TTCCCCTGCACCGTTGGCTCGCCCAGATCCAGCGGTAAGGTCTGGAGTTGCGGGAGGTAGGCCAACCCTAGGGTAACCTTGGTGGCTGTTAGGCCCAAGGTTACAGTTCCTAAGGCTGAGACAGTATACGGCCCTACGGCCACGCCATCGGCCACACCAACAACACTCTGACCGATCAGCTGGGTCAATCCACTCACGCTCGTAATCGGAGTCCATATGGTGTAGCCTGTGGTTACAGGGGAGGGTTTGTTGGTATAGGAATTGATGAATGTCGGAGGACGGACGACGGTGGCAGTTATATGCGAGGAGGAGGTGAAGCCGGTAATGGTATAAACCCCACCCCCAGCACGGAGAACCCAGTTCTGCGTTGCCATTTGAGCGGTGAAGGGGGCACTTGAGTCTAGGAAGGCAACTGAGTTGCCGACTTGGCTGGCGTCGTCAAGGCCGAGGATGGTGCTGGTTAGAGACAGCGCAGGTGCAGTTTGCAGCGCGCAGTCTACGCTCCAAGCATCTTCGAAGCCATAGGTAAAGTACCGATCGGCCATGCGTTCGATGTAGGAAACCAGTGTGCCTTGAACCAACCGTTGAACCACTAAATAGATCGCGTCAACCACATTGCCGGTTGAAACTGTTTCGATCACCGAGCACACTGACTGAAACTGACCATCGGTATCATGATGAGCCCAGCCAATAAGCTCTTGCTCTTTCACATATCCAAGAGATAGCATCTGCCCATCGCCTCGGATAGCCCACAGGGTCTTGAACGGCTCCTCAGCCCAAGCCCAGTCGAGGAGGTAGTTGTTGAAGAAGAGATGGTTGGAGAGGACGGAGATGTCCGAGCCAGTGAAGAGTTGAGCATAGAGGTTGTAGTTCAGACTCCGAACGTAGTTGCCCTTGTTGGTAGCATAAAGGGCATCGGAGTTGATCTTAATCGGGCGCAGGTCGTTGGTACCGTTGAAGGCCTGAGGCTGCGCGGTGACGTTGGACGGGGTTATCGGAACCTGTGTGGAGATGCCACCACCGCCATTGATCAACCACGCACCTTTGCCGGTACCGGCAATGATTCCAGTGGGCACTGGGAGCAGCCAACGGATATCGTTTAGTTCCTCGGAGATAATCGTTCCCGAGATTGCGTCGTCATCCTGAACCGGATTCGAGACGTTGAAGTTAAAGAAGCTCCCTGGCTGGGAGAAGTTGAAGGATTGCACAGCCTGAGCCTGCCCAGCGAAGGCGAGGCGCTCTTGGATGAACCCAGGAACGCTAGGATTACCTGCGCCAGTAGTGCCGATCGCTGCCGTAGCTGCTGCTCCAGCTGGGGTGTAAGTGACGGCGGGCACAGAGGTGTATCCAGCACCGGAGCTAACCGGAAGGGTTGCGTAAACTCCCCAGGTGAAGCTGACTCCAAAGCCAGCGGTGATAATCCCGCCAAAGGAGTTACTCACCGGCGCCACCGGATTTGTGGGCGTGCCACCGCTGAGGATTGACCCATTGCTTATAAGCCCCACTGTTGAAATTTCCCAGATATTCCCAGCAACATTGGTAGCGGTAAGGATAGTTAGCACCACCCCAGAAGGGAAGTATAGCAATCCACCCGCGGGGCTGCCGGCGTGGACCACGTCTTGATTACCCGCAGCGTGAGTAATCGCACCCAGAACCGATACATTTAACGCTGCCACCGCCGTTGCGCGACTTCCGCCAGCCGGTGCTGCAACGGTCACGACCGGAACTGATGTGTAAGCCCCAGGGGCTGTGACAGTGTATCCCGTAACCCCCGCACCGAGGAAGGGGTTCTTAACCACCGGTGGGGTTTGGCTGAAGTCAGGACCTACTCCAGGATAGGATTCTGTGAAAACCGTGCCAGTAACATTACCAACAAAGCCATATTGAACCCCGAGACCGATGGTGGTGCCCTCAACGGGGTCTGTTTTGTAGACATTGTAGCTAGTTGCGTTAGGTACAGCGGTCCAGGTAATGGTGTTGGTGCCAGGAGTGGTGCCGATGAAGGTCAGTGGGGTTAGGGTTAGCAGCGGAGCCGAGGTCTCTGACTCCTGACCGTTGGCGTCTACGGCGGTGACGATGTACCCATAGCCCCAGGTGCCTGCGCCGAGGGTAGATGCACCTACCAATCCAGTGGGGGCGGGGCAGGTTGAGCCGATGGTGATATTGGCTAGGGTCCAGTTGGCCGGGGTGGCGATGGTCAGGATTGCTGGTTGGTAGCTTGGGTGGCAGATGATAAGGGAGGTTACATCCTGCACCCACTTCAGCCCAGGGTTGCCGGTGGCGGGATTGGGGAAGAGATCACTGGCGTTGTATGGACTGTGTACGACATAAACCCGCTGGGCAGTTCCACCTGAGGTGTAAGTGCCAAAGGCAATAGTGTTGATGCTATTGTTGTTAAGGTCAACAAGAGAGTATGTATTGGCGGTCAGGACAACCGCTTTGTAGTAGTTTCCATTTAGCTGCGTCATGCCGCCAACGCCGGAGATGTAGATCCGTTGGCCGCTGACGTAACCATGCGAGGTATCAGTGATCACACCAGGGTTAGCATTGGTGATAGCAGTGATAGCGGTGCTGGGTTCAAGTATAGGCGCACCGTTGCTGTAGAAGGCGATGTAATTTTGGCCAAACTCAAGAACGTAGGAAAGAGTTGAGGAGGGTTGAAAGGGAATCAGCCGCGCGCCAGGAGTGAAGCATTGGTTAATGAACCTCGTACCCTGCCGAGTCGAGGCACCGCCGCCGGAATAGTCAACGTAGAAATTCCGCATCAGCGCCGCACCGGAATGGTACTTCTGCTGATCGACACGGCTGCGCAGCTTAGGAGCCCACTCTCCCGAAGCAAAACTAGTTTTGATCGAAGGCTGTGACATTAGTATGGGCTGTAATAGCTTCCCCAATCGAAGTTCATGTTAGGGGAGTATTCCCAGTTCGGACCGACGCCAAACCCACCTCGGGTGCGTAGGAAGTCGGGGGTGACGTCATTGACGGTTATGCCCTCATTTCCATCTGCCTTGCGGGCTTCCATAATGGCGTTATTAGCAAGGCTGATCTGGAGGTTAGCTAGAGCCTTATCGCCGGTAAGCTGAAAGGTGAGCCGCGCTGCGAGGATATGGACCCAGGCATCTTGGAAAAGGGGATCCATCACATTAGGATCGGTGATCTGTGAGTTGTAGCAAAGGATAGCTTGGGTTTGATTACAGAGGATCACCCGCTGGACAGAACCTACGAAGGACAGATTAAAGGAGGCGCCGGTACCGATATCTGGCAAGGCGGTGCCACCGACGAGGACTACGCTTTGATGAATAGGGTTCGGTGGCACCGCGAAGTAACTTCCACCTATCGGGGTGGCAGAGCCTTGAACTTGGTTTTGAATCTCCACAGAAGTAATAACACCACCGCCCCCAACGCTGATGACTTCAAGAATTGCAGGGGCTCCAGCGTTCATAATATAGTTTGTAAAGTTCGGGGGCTGGCCGATCGGCGCTGAGTTCTGCGCAAGGGTGAGAACCGGCTGGGTAAGAACGATGAAATCGCCAGGGACATAATTCACCCCACCAGATACAATTGATACTGCAGTCGCGCCGATTAACTGGTCTGTTGCGACCACAAACTTCAAAGCAGGGCCAGACCAGCCGGTTTGCCCTGCACCGGTCACGGTCCCTGTGGGGTAGATCGGAACCCCGCCAGCCTGGGTGGTGTATTGTGGGATGATCGCCCGGGCGCGGAGGCAGTCCACGGGATACTGATATTCGTACGACCAAGGCTGCGGGGGCAGCCCACGCTGCCAGAGCGGTGCACCAGCGGTGGGGTTCTCGGGGTTTCCGGGGAGGGTGGAGAGATAGGTAAGTGGTACCCATCTTGTCGCGCAGTCCCATGGAGCCATTCGATTCAACTCGTCGCGGAGTTGGAACATAATCAACTGCGCCTGAATGGCCTCGTTGGAGGTTTGGGCATTGAACTCCGCCAGGGTCATGTTCGTGCGCGAGCCCATGGCCTGCAAGGCACGATTGGCAATATCAAGATTGGTAGTCATGCTGCGGCCTATGGAGAGTTCACTATTGAAACCCCGGGGATGGTGGTCCATATACTGCTATTAATAAGCGATGGACGATCGACCCAGTTATGCAAATTCGAAGCTCCGCCCGCAACTCCACTAACTACCTGAGTGTGCGCTGCGTTTATTCCTGTACCAGTCAAAGAAGCGCAGTTGTAATAATTAAAAGAGTTATTTGCAGGCAAATAGGTAATTCCAGAAGGAAAGCTATACAAAAGGCATATACCAAGAGAAGAATCGATCAAACAGGATATGCCATTGAAGACATCAGAATCGACTACGTTTGCTATAATGCAGTACTGTCCAATCCCAGAACTTCCTATAATATCAACACTATTCCAGGTCTCACAACAAGTATCAGAGCCTCCAAATGTACCACCAGAGGCTGAAAGATATACCCCTACTGCTCCTGTCTGTGCGGGCATTTGAACCGAAATAGTCTGGAAGTGGTTTTGCGATGTCGTATCGTTAGATGACGCACTTGCAGTTGATGATAGATAACCAATATGACAATTTCTTAACGCAACAGCATCCATATGCCCGGAGCTGCCTGAGTTGTTAAAAACACAATACGCAGATAGGCTATTGCCATCGATCCCAATATTCTCCAACCCCCACCCATAAAACGGTCCGTTTATTTGAAACATAGGCGAGGCGCCATTATAGAGAAAATACGCTGCTGTATTAGAAGAAGTCATTATATTAGCAATAGCCGGAGCTCCGCAGCCGTGAATGATAACTCCTTGTTTTACTATAATGGGCGCGTTGATTTTATAAAACCCGCAGGCCCATATCGAACAGCCAGTTGCTGGGCAGGCCGAAATGAAAGCGTTGATTCCTGTTGCGCTGTCGGTGGCTCCGGTGGGGTCAACACCCGCGCCGGTGTTCAGAATCTTATACGCCCCGCCACCGCCAGAAGCGATGGTGCTTAAGACCCCGCCGGTAACGGTGATTGAGGTGTTATCAGGCTTGACGCAGCCCGTTGTGCTGGAAGTGGCGTTGGAACAGGCAATAGTCGCATTAGTAACGCCCGTAATAGAAATACCAGTACCCGCGGTCATGAAAAAGGTAATGTCTGACCAAAAGTCAGAGTTGGTTCCTCCACCAGCGGAGGTGAGGATTTGGGCATTGGTTCCAGCACTGACAGGGAGATTGAAGTTCCACGCGGAGGTAGTGCCAAGGTTTCTTAGGGTAACAGACTGCCCGCTGCCTGCGCTGTTGGCCAAGGAAAGCGCGCCTGCGGTCGTGCCGTTTATGCCAAACAGAAGCTGGCCTGCCAAGGGCATAGTGATGGTGGAGT